TGGTATTTAATATATTTAGGCAAAACCTGCTGAAGCTTTCGTATCTATTTGGTCCTGTGCATTAGAAGCCAAAGTATTAATATACTGGAATTCTGTACTTGTAACAGTTCCATCTGCTATTTTTGTAGCATCTATTAAAGCAGATAAAGTTGTTACTCCTAAATTATCTGAAGTTATTGCACCACTTATCGCTTTATTTTTCCAAACACTTGCAGCATTATCATACATTAAATAATTAGCATCTGCAATACCTGCAATAGTTACATCATTTAATTCTGATAATTCATTTTCTGTAGCAACTTGACCATCAACATAAGCTGTTGTTGCAAGTTTAGTTGAGTTATCACTTGCTGATTGTGTAGGAGCTGTAGGATTTCCAGTTAAATCTGGAGAAGCTAAAGCTGCTTTTAAATCTAATTGTGTTTGAATATCTGAAGTTAGTCCATCTAATCTTTGAAACTCTGTATCACTTACTGAACCATCTGCAATCTTTGTTGCATCAATAGCTGCTGCAGCTTTAATATCTGCATTAACTATATTTGTAATAGTATTATCATCAGAATCAATTGATTTATTTGTAAATGTAGTTGTACTACTTGGAGTAACAGAGTGAGCTTGAGAATCTACATAAGCTTTAATAGATTGTTGAGATGCAACTGCTATAGCAGAATCATCTGCTAAAGTATCGTCATCTAAAAATGCTGTACCACTAAGTGTTCCATTTAAAACTGGGCTAGTTAATGTTTTAGCTGATAAAGCTTGAGTTCCAGTTAATGTAACAACACTACTATCAATTGCAATATCATCTGCATTTGCAGTAATACCTGTTCCACCAATAACATTTAAAGTAACATCACCTGATGTTCCTCCACCTGTTAAACCACTTCCTGCAACAACTGAAGTAATATCTCCAACTGGTATAGTTGCTACTTGAGTATCAACATATGTTTTAATAGATTGTTGTGAAGATACAGCAGTTGCAGAATTAGAAGACATAGTATCTTCATCTTTAAAAGCTGTTCCACTAATAGTTGTATTAAGAACTGGACTTGTTAATGTTTTATTTGTAAGAGTATCTGTAGTATCTTTACCAACTAATGTATCTGTTGAAGTAGGTAAAGTTATTGTTCCAGTATTTGAAATACTAGAAATAATTGGAGTTGTAAGAGTTTTATTTGTTAAAGTTTGTGTTCCAGTTATAGTTACAACATCACCTGTTGGTGTGTTAATAACTGGACTTGTAAGAATTTTATTTGTAAGAGTTTGAGAACCAGTTAATGTAGTAACTGTAGCATCAATTGCTATATCGTCTGCGTTAGCAGTTATACCAGTTCCACCAATTACATTTAAAGTTGGTATTGGTCCTGATAAAGATGTTCCAGTTAAACCAGTTCCTGCTACAATAGCAGTAAGGTCTCCGACAGGTACTGAATCTACATAAGTTTTAATTGCTTTAGCAGAAGCTAAAGTATCATCACTTGATGAAGCAGAAGTTAAATCTGTATCAACAGATGTTACACCAGTTGAAGTACCAATAACTAAAGTATCTAAATTTACAGTACCATCAAAAAATGCATCTTTAAATTCTAAAAGATTTGTACCTACATCTATATCATTATCTAAAATTGGAACGATTGCTCCATCTTGAATTCTTAATTGTTGAACTGCAGCACTAGAAACATCTACATAAAATTCTAAATGATTACTAGCAGTATCAACTAAAATTTTATTTAAAGGAGTAACTACTCCACTATCTCCAAGTACAGAAATAACAGGACCTTCGGCTGCTGTACCATCATGTTTATGTCCAGTTGTATTTACAAATGCTGCTAATAATTGATTATATTCATTATTAAAATCTGCAACTTCAATTGTATTACCAGTTGTAAATGTGGTTTGTCGTGTATAACCTGCCATATTATCTTCTTCCTCCTGCTATAAATGATACGAATAATCCATTAACTGAATAAGCTGCATTTGTATCATCACTAAAAAATCTAAAACTATTTGAAAATCCACTTCCTACTACTAACATTCTTTTACTTGGTAAAACTACTGCACCATATGTTCCACTTCCATATGCAGCAGTTCCATATAAAGATGCTCGATTTAAAGTACCAACACTAAATTCTCCAGGTTGGGGTACATCTGTAGATTCAAAATCATATCTAATTCTTAATTTTAAATCGTCTTGTGTTCCTTCTGGATTAATATTTGCTTTAACTGCGTAAAGACTTTTTCTTAAACCATTATCACCATAGTCCATATCTGGTGTTTGAAATCTTGCATCAATATTGGAACCATTAAAATTGTTTCCAGTATCATGTGAGTAAACAAAACCAGTTTCATCTGCACTAAATTTAACTTCTTCATTAGAAGTATTTAAATCTGAAGTACAAGTTTTAACTACCAATCCTTTTGATTCACTCCATTCAAAAGCAGGAATTCCTTGTTCATCAAATTTAAATGTTCCTATGATTCCACTCTGACTTGAATTAGCTTGACCTGATTGAAAGTAAAATAATCTGTATTGACTTCTTTCTCGAATAACCATACTAGAAAGAGTATAGTCAGCAATATTATCTAATATTTCATTTATTCTTGGTAAAATTTTTCTACTAATAGAACCAATTTCAATATCACCAATTCTAGCTGTTCCAGCAACTGTTCTTAAACCATCAGGTGCTAGAAAAATTAAATCTCCACCTATTTCCTGAATTGTATTTCCATCTATACAACCTATATTTTTGGTTATAGATTTAAGTATAGGGTCAGAATCAAGGCTTGTCAACTCAAATATACTATTTTTACAAAAAATAATAAGAGTATTTCTGAAGACTTTAATACCTACAATAATATCTCCAACATCAATTGTTCCTGAACCAGTAGCTTCAAAATCATAAGGTTTTAAACGACCACTATAAGCAACAGTACTTGTTGATACAGATTGTCCTGCTACTACTAATCGTTCTGAAAAAATAGTAGCTCTTGAAGGATTAACTGGAGCTGACCTATCTAATTCTTCAAAATAATAACTATATACAGCACCTGATTTAGTAATTTGAAATTCAGCTATTTTATTAACATCATCAACAATATATAAGGTTCCATAAGCACCTTTTGATTCATATTTAGCAAACTGATTATTAGTTTGATTAGTTCTTACAATTGCTGTAGCACTTGATAATTCACTAGCTATCATTCCACTTCTATAAATAGATTGACTACTAGCAGTAGATACTACATCAATATCTAATGTTAAATTTGTATTATCTGTAATAGATAAAACTCTGTATTTAATACTATTAATTTTTACTCTATCATCTACAGCTAATTCAGTTGTAAAAGTTGTTCCAGTTCCAACAACTGCTGCTGAACTTGCAGTTACTGCAACTGTACCTGTAAGAGCTTTATAAGTATCTTTATTTATTTGAGTCCAACTTATACCATCTAGACTCCAATAAATATTATTAGCTTGACAAGCAATAACTCCATCAGCATATGGAACTAATCCTGTTATATCATCTGTTGCAAGACCAGTTGGAACTGTTGCACTTGCTCCACCCCATTTTGCAAATCCATTTATTCTTCGATAGCCACCTGTTGTAGCTGATTCAAAGTTTTGTAAAATAGTTGCTGCTCCAGGTGTTCTAAATAATGCATGAGCACTTGAAACTAAATCTAAACCTCCTGCAACTGTAATGGAAGCTCCTTGTGTTGGCATTTAAATTTTCCTTATGGTAACAAATACGTAAATCTTACGTCTGACATATATTGTGGTTGTGGTGAATTTAAATTATCAGCCATTGACTGTAATCCTTTTTTATATTCGTCTAATGCTAATTGTGATTGAGCTATATTATCTTTAAATTGATAAATATAATATCTAGCTCTTGCTAATAAAACTGTTTTATATTGTTCTGGAAATGCAACTTCATCTGTATCTGCAGATAAAGCAGTTGGTCTATTATATGCAAAGAAATAAATTCTATATACACCATCTGGTATAGGTGATAATCCAAATCTTCTTGCATCTGAACTTCTTATAACTCTAACAGGTGTAGCATAGGTTGAAGAGTCTGCTGCAGCTTTTTCTTCTGCTGCTGCATAAGTATCTCTCCAAACTGTTAGAGTTGTAAAAGGAATTTTACTAATTGTATATGGTGCAGTTTTTCCTGATACCCCTTCAGTTGATAAAGTAAAAGCATCCCAATTAACTGAATCATAATCAGTATCTACTCCTGTTGACCCAGCTTTTAAAAGATACCATCTTTGACCTTCTACTGTATTAATATAAGTATTTCCATAATAAGGGTCATCAGGTTCAGCAGTACTTAACCATGACCAATTATCTACAGAATCTACTATATCAGAGTAAGCTCTATTTACACAGTTTGAAACTTGTTTTTGTACGCCTACTCCACTAGAAATTGCTGTAAGTTCTGGTTCATTAAGTTCTACTAATAATTCATTAGTTAATGCTAAATAGGTCTTTGCCATAATACTTCTTCTTATTTACAATCTGAATGGTCGCAATCTGATAACTCATCAATTGCTTCATCAATTTTTTCTATAATCATTTCTTCTTTAGCTTCTAACTTTTGAAGTTCTGCGAAATGTTTTTTAAGCTTTTTTAAAGCTTCTTTCATTGGATTCCTTTTTAAAATTAAGTGGCTATAATAAGTACCACAACAACTACTGCTACTGCAATAGAAACTTTTTTATGTGCTACTATGTAAGACCATGCTTTTTCATATGTTCCATATATAATCCTTTATTTAAAAGACAGGGGGTATATTGCAACCCCCTATCTAGATGTTAGGTTTAATACTAACAATAACGTATAGACTAATAAATTAGGCTATAACGTAAATTGTTCTTCCTATACAATTAGTTCTAAGAACTTTTCTTCCGAAGACAAGTAATCCTCTTACTATGTCAGCGAAAGTAGTAGTACTTCTTAAACTTTCAACAATCTTCAATTGAGATGCACACGAAACTGCACTCATTTGACCCCATGTTGCCACAGGAGCAGTTGCTGTCCCAGCAGGTGAAGCACCTGTTAGGTCATTTGTTGCTAGATTATTTGATTTATACATTTGGAAACCTCTAACGAGACCACTTGCAACTAATCCATTTCTAAGACTACCTTTACCAGCGTTGTAATCAACTGATAATAGTTTAGAAGCTGTGTTAGCTAAAGATTCGTACCACTCAGGTGCTCCAACAAACCAACGACCCTCTTCAGGGCAATTTTGTCTGTCGAGAAAAAAAGCAGCTTGACTCATCTCATTTAAAGGGTCAACTTCACCAGTTCCAAAACCTATTGTGTCAGGTGTTGATGTACTTCCTTGTCTAGTAGCACCGATAGATGAAGCGTCAAGACCTAGATATGTAAAGACATTACTGTCTAAAGCATCTCTTAGCTTGTATGCTGCATTGTCTGATGCAACTGATTGGAAGTTGATATGTGAAAATCTCTTTTCAATATCATCTAGTGCGAATTGAAAGTATTTAGCTTGGTCTACTGTTAGAACAAGCTCTTCGTCTGTAATTGCTGTAGCAGAAGTCGCTAGACCTCTAGTATAATCACTTACAGTTATTTGTGGTTCTTTTACTATATTAACTGTGTCCCCAAAGTTTTTAATTTCACCCATATAGTCTGTGTTACAGATTGCTTCTGCAACAGATGCTTTACGAAGTGCTATTTGAACTTTCTTTGAGTATATTTGAGGTACCCAAAAGGCGTTTTCCTGAGTTCCAGTTGGTGTTTGACCACCAAAGTTAGTAGTTGAACCACCTGCAAAATTTGCCATATTATGACTCCTTTTTGTTTGGTTGATAAAATGAAAGTATTATTATTATTTATTAATAATTCTACCTTCTCTCTGAGCTATCAGAATTTCTTTCTCATTTCTTTCAAACTCAGCATCTGACATCTTTTCGAAATCAGAACTTTTAAAGATAACTTGATTATTCGTTGGTGGTTGAATTTGTTCGTTAGTTTTAACTAACAAGTCAGCACCTTGACTAACCTTATTACCTTCTGTGGCTTTTTTATCTAATCCAAGTCCTCGGTCTTTCTTATATAAGTCAACTGCTCTTGCAGCAAGTCTACCATTGGAGTTATTCTCATAAATCCATGATTTAATTTCCATGGGTTGTGAGTCTGCCCAGCTATGAAAATCATCTGATTCTTTAATTTGATTAAAGTCTGGATGAAGTTTCGATAACTCTAATTGAGCTTCTCTTTGACTTAAAGCTGTATTAGCTTTTTTCAAAGAGCTAACTTCCTCTTGCAAACCTTTCATCTCAGTTTGAGACTGCAAGTGAGATACAGTTTCCACTACGCCATAAATGTCAGGATAATCTTTTTTAAAAGCACTAAGTTCATCAGCACTTTTAGGTGGGTTATACTTAGGTCGGTTTGCTTGAAGCTGTGCTTTAAGGTCTCCTTCTTTTGTATTCCAATCACCAAGTTTCCTGTCATAATAACGCTTTAGGTCATCATATCTTTTTTTATAGTCGACTTTAGTATAAGGTTTGGCTTCAACATTTAATGCTGATTCCTGTAAGACCTTATCCGAAGTGGCTGTTTCAGAAGTGGATAAAACATTTGGGTTCGCACTATTTGTTGTAGTACTACTTGCGTAGCTAAATCCTGTCTTCTTCTCAGGGTCTGGTTGAGCTGGTCCACTATCTGCATCTGGTACTGATTTCGGCATCACATCTTCTGTGTGCCAATACTTTTTGCGATTGTATGGATTCGCCTCGACTTCATTAGTTGTTCCTTCGTCTTGTTTCATATGTCCTCCTTTATAGGGCTTCTTTTAACTTTTGAAGGTAGCTAAAATTTGGGTTTATGTTTTAAACGAAGCTACAAGGGCTTCTATTGCTAGAAGGTAGCTTGTCTATTCTTAGAGTACCCCTCTAAAAATTCTGTTATACTATGGTTTCATCTACTGCAAGTTCTGCAGTTTCTTCTTGATTAACCATACCAGCATCATAAGCTTCTTCAGCTTGTGCCATCATTTTTCTTAATTTATCAATGCCGATATTTTTAACAGCTTTTGCTGTAAATACAAATTCGCCATCTGACAATAATGCTGGGATTGAATCTGAAGTTCCTGTTCCAGGTCCTTCTACTAATTCATCTTCTGTAAATTCTGTTGCAACCATTTTTGGTAAAATGGCTTCTAATTCTGGATACATTTCTATAGCAGCATCCACGACTACTTCTTCTTCTTCACTTAACATTGAAGTATCTAAAACACTTTCTGCATCTTCCATAGCTACATCTTCTTCCATAGCTAAATCATCAGCAGCAATCTCATCTCCAATTAAAGGTTCTTCCATTCCTACTGGAGCCATTAAAGGTTCTTCAACAATTTCTTCTTCTACTAAATCACCTTCTTGAAAAGCTTTATAATCTCTTCGTCTATCATATTTTTCTTCAAGAGCTGAACTTCCACCTATTGAATATTTTTGTCTAGATAAAGGTTCTTCTTCAGCAATTTGAAAGTTATCCATGTAACCACCAAGAGCTGCTTTATTTTTCTTTTGTTCTAATTTTTTTAATTTTTTATTTTGTTCAGGAGTATTTAAATCTAATTCTTTTCCTTTTTTCAAAGTCTTATATTCTTTAGTTTCTATTTTATTTAATTTAGCTATATCACCTTTTTCTAATTCATGTTCTTCTAAAATAGGAATCTCATCAGGGTCTAAAGGTATAATAGGCATAGGTTTAGATTTCTTAACATCTTCACCTTTTGAATATCTAGTTCTAGATTTAGATAAACCTCTTTGAGGTAAACCTGCTCTAGCAGATTCAGGAGTATTTACATCATAAGGTGTAATACCTTCATCTTCTTTATCTAAAGCTTTGATATAAGGTGGTAGAGACATTAATCCACCTGTAGCCATGTTAACAAGTTTCTTTCCCATATTCTATTCCTTAATGTTATTATAACGATTTAAAAGTGTTTAGTCAACACTATTTTTTAAATCATTTACTTGTGTGGGTAGATTCTTTAATCTATCCAGTAAATTCCATCTCCCCTGGCATTGGTGGAGTAGCTGCTGGTTCTGTGCCTTCGCCATTTCCTGTGTTGTTTGGTCCTGCACTCTGTTCAGGTATTCCTCCAGGTTCTTCCATTCCTGGCTGTTGACCAGGGATGACAGCTTGGCTGCCATTTGCTTTGTTAGCATTTTGATATCCTATTATTTTAGCATAAATTTCTGCTTCATCTTTAGAATTAATTATTTCTTCAGGGTTTAAATCTAAAGAGTATGCTAACTCTTTAATAACTTCTGAGACTCTAACGAATGGAGCAATTGCAGGATTTTGTATAGTTTGTAAGAACATGGTTAATCTTTGAGACCTAACTTCTTTTCTCATCAAACTAGAACTTCCTGTTGCCCTAATTTCTAAATCTCCTACGATTGGTAAATCACCTTCATAGAATTGCATATTCCATTGGAACATAGATTCTCCTAAAGGTTTAATTAATTGGTCATCAATATTTTTAATAACTGTTTTAATATTTAAAGAAGCAGCACCCATAAGCATTGACATACCTGATGCTGTTCTTGTCATACTTTGAACTCCTGTTTGTCCATGTGAGTATGATGGTATTCCTGTTGATTCATCTGCAAGTTGTCTGAACTTATCAAACATCTGCATATTTTCTGTAGCAGTATTTGGAAACTTAATTCCATAAATTGCTTGACCTGGAACTCCAGCCTGTCTTTTAAATATTTTACCAGGATAAACTTCCATATTTTGATTATTAACTAAAGCAGATTCATCTATATCAAAAACTAAATTTCCAGCTAATGCTAAATTATCAATTGCCATTCTTGCATGACCATTCATAACTTGTTGAGCATCATCCATATTTTCTGGAACACCTATTCCAAAAAAGTTATATGGATTTTTTTCATAAGCAAAAGATTGATAAGGAATTCTAAAAGGTTTAAATGGATTTTCAACAATTCTAATTACTTTATTTTTACATATCCATACATTAACTTGTACTTCAGTTGCATCTTCTATAGATTCATCTATTGCTAATCCTTCTTCTCTAGCACTCATAGCATCCATAGTTCCCCAATATTCTAGAACTTCATATCTATTATTTTCTAAATCTGAAGAAAAACCTCCTTCTAAATCTATATTTGTTTCCCAATATAATCTCTCATAAGCAGGACCCATAGCTATACATTCTTCAATTTTTTCTTTACTGAAATAAGGTCTATTAATTAAATCTAAAAATTGATGTCTATTAAGTCTGTGTCTTTGAATAACAAATTCACATTCATCCATATTTCTTGCATTAGGGTCTGGATATAAATCCCATATACTTACAAATTCTATTTTTGGAACTTTAACAAAATTAGGATTATAGTCTCTTGCATTTCCATTACCACTTGCAGAATATTTATGTACTGTTTTATTATAAGTAAATGGACCTTTTATAATTCCTGTTCCTAATAAACAAGATTCAAAGATAGCATTACGCAAAGT